CCACATTCGTACAATCCATATTGCTCTGGAAAACCCTCAGACTTGTAAAAAGCTACTTGTTCATCTAACGGTTCTTTTGCATACTTTGGAGGACGTATTGTAGCCTCCCCATATGCGCAATGTCTATTATCAAAATGAGGAGAAACAACAAAACCATTTTTCATATAAGACATCATTTCTGAAACAAAGTTTTTATTTACGATAGACATGTCACCGTCTATCCATATTAAATATTTATAGTGCGTTAGCATTGGTATTGAATGCGGATTAAGTTTTGGTCTTTTAGATCTTCTTCTGTTGTCCAAATGCTCATCCCCTAAAAGCACTGGGGTCCATAAAGGGGGAACTGAAATATTTTGGTCTGTAAAATAAATGTAGTCAACTCCGTCTATTTTTTCCTGCTTTAAAATATAGTCATAATTTCCAGTGACAGCAGTGACTATTACTGTATTATTAAACCAGTCGGCAGGCATAGACTATCCAAGTAGAGTTTTGAGTAGTAGGAAATATAACTTTCTCATATCTTCAGGATGAACACTAAAAACATATTCTTTTTCTTTTGTCTTCATGGTAAGACAATGAACATTAATTAGTTGTCCTTCAGAAGTAATGGAAGGCGTTTCCTTTGAAATGGTTACATCAACTATCGTTGGCATAAAACCGTTGAATACGCCTTCTTCTGACATGGCTATATTATATCACTTCTTTTTTCTTGCAGCCCTCATATTATCTATAAGATTTGGATATGGTCTGCCGGCGGCTTTTGCCATAGCTTTTGCTCTTGACTTTTGCTTGGAAGAAAGTTTTTTAGATTTCTTTTTTGGATTTGGCTTATCCCAAACCATCTTTTTTTTAGAAGCCATATTTATTTTACCAAAAGATATATTGTCACAATATGAAGCGCAAAATAGGTTGCATTTAATAGCCAAACCTTAAGATTATGCTTGTTAATGTGGTAGTGATGATCGTGTGGATTGTGGCAATGATGATGTTCTTGATTTCTTGAATCTTGTTTTGAATTGCAGCAGTTCATCTTACTTCTTCTTTCTCTTCTTGCTAATTTTTTTTAATGTCTTAGCCAAATTTGCTTGACGAACTGTAGTTGGACTGTACTTATCGGGATTTTTTGTGACAGCCGCAGCCATGCCTGCAACAGACTTGCCAGCCTTCTTAGCTTTTTTTGTAAAGGCACCTGGTCTTTTAATTGCTTTTTGAATCCATTTCTTATCTTTTTTTGCCGCCATGTTTTTTATCCTTTACTTTTTCTCCTGTTTTAAACTTTTTATCATCTAAATTAAAATCACCAAACTTTTTATTTTCATGATCTTCTAAGTGATTGTCCAATTTGACTTCGATATGAAGAACATCTTCATCAATATTGTAAAGCACCTGCTCTATCTGATCAAGTTTACCTGCAACAACACCGTGATCTCTGGCGTTTTCCTTTCTTCCTCTCTCAACTAAAACTACCAATACAGAACCCACAACACCTATGAGAGCAACGATGACTGCTTCCATGACTACATTCCTATTCCAAGATCATCAAGAACTCTTTTACCAGCTTTTGGACCATCGCCAAAACCTTTTGCTTTCTTATAGGCAACTACTGCTTCCTGTGTCTTTGCGCCAAACTGGCCATCAAAACCACCTTTATAGAAACCACGCTCCGCAAGTTCTTCTTGAAGCTTTGTAACTCTTGGGCCGCTATCACCCGGATCAAGATCTCCACCATCGTCTTTTGCGGCAGGAGCTTCGTTTGTTGAAGTGGCTGAGGCAGGAACGTTTGTTGGCTTAGCTATATTATTCTTTGCCATGTACTCAGCTACTGCAGCAGGCGGATTATCACCTTCGGTATAGCGCAGGTGCCATGGTTCTTCTGGAACTACTTCCCATGAAAAGCCAAACTTGCGAACATTGGCAATCAACCACTTCAAGCGCTTTGGTTCACCAGCTGTGTGAACATCAACAGCTAGTCCGAGTATTGTGCTGAGAAGTACCAGGGGCAGCTAAAGAAGCGAGCTTTGGATCTTTCTTGTACCACTTTTTGCCTTCGAATGTTCGAGTCGCATTTCCATTTGGCTCTGTTGTGTAGCGCTGCTTAAAGGCAGTTAATTGCGACTCATAAGTTCTATATGTGTCACCAGCTGACACAGGCTTTAGCTCAAGACCTTCGGCTTTTGCTGCTTCAACCATTGCCCCCCAAGCAGCGGCACAAAGCCAGTGCAATTTACCGCCACCTACTGCGGGACGCAACAACGCTTCAGGCAACTTGCCCGGCTGAACACCCTTTAGGTCTGCTGGTTGTTTAACCGGTACTACAATATCCCACTCAACTTTTGCCATTTTTATCTCCTAAGATTATTTTTTCTTTTTCTTTTTTGCAATCGCTGCCTGAATAAAAGGAGGTAGTTTCTTTTGTGCCGAACTAAGTCCAGACTTCTTGTCATCCTTTTTTGCTGGTGCCTTTTTTGCTGGTGCTTTCTTCTTCATTGCCATGATTAGTAACCCATCTTTTTCTTGCTTGAACTCTTCATCTTTTTACCACCCATTTTTTTGGCTGGCTTCATCTTTTTTGCACCCATTTTTTTGTCATCTTTCATTTTTTTCATCATAATTATTTCTCCTTATTTTTTTTGTTAGTTTTTTTCTTAGACTTTTTATTTTGTTGTTCTGTTTTTTCCTCTGGAACAACAGTTGATTTTACATACTTAGACATTTTTATCCTCTGTTTACCACTTTACCCTATTGGCCCAATAGGCGGCTGACATTACACCCTTTTTGATATTTTTTGAGTGTCTTGCCTTAAAAGATTCACGACGTTTACGATAAGAACTTGATTCACCCTTCTTTTTTGGCGAACCAGAAACACCTTGTTGACCAAAGCGTATTGTTTTTACCTTACCACCAGACTTGGCCACAACCACATGAGACTTTGTTGGATGACTTGGCGTTCTTTTAGGCTTATTGTAACCTGAAACACCGAGCTTTTTTTAGTCTAGGATCTCTTTTTGCGGCCACTTTTTTTTCTCCTTTTTTGTTTAGGGAGTTTTTCTATTCCGTTAACAAGATTGTTAGTTCCCATTCTGGGTCCACTTATATAGATTTTTTTTTCAATTCTTGTCACTTTTATCCAGTCTTTCTAAGATATCAAAGACATTTAACCAAATCGACCAAACAATTCTCCAAAATCTATCAGACATGAGAAAGTTTAATTACTCAGCTATTTTTTTTGATGGAGTTTTTTTCTTTGCGGTACTGGCCGAGCCTGCTGGGCGGCCTTTCTTTTTTTTGACTTCTTTAACGGCCTCAACAGCTATTTTTTCTATATCATCGGCTGCCTTATCAAGTACGACTGCAGCCTCTTCAGCTTCCTTAAAAAGGTTATCCACTGCCTTGGATGCAATGGGATTGTCCAGTATTTCTTTCGGTGCTTTTGTCTTGAATAAGTTTTTAAGTTGTTCCAATAGCTTCTTAAACATTTTTACCTCTGTTGTCTTGATATGTAAAGTATATTATACCCGTATAATAGTAACTAATCAAATTTCAAATTTACTTACCCTGTTGGGATTCTTTAATTAAAGAGTATCTTTCTCCAGTCTCCTTGGAGACCAAAGAAAAACCATATGCGGCTGCTTCTTTCACTGCTTCAGTAAGTGCATTTTTATCGACTGGATTAACCCCAACAAGGGGTATCGTAATGCCAGCATAAACGTCTACGTTTTCAAAGTTTCCAATATTGATTTTTCTATTGACTCCGCAGATAAAAATAGGATCACTTGATAAACTTATTTCTGCAGACAGATTTGATACCGCATTGTCTATAGGCGATCCTGTCGTTTCTTCATGGGCATTTCTAGTTATTTTTGGCATTAATTACCTCCACTATTTCTTTGACTATGTTTATTGTAGCACCAGTTTGCTCTTCAAGAGACATTTCATCTGTTGAAATTACTGAAGTAGCTATGTTTTTTATTTCTTCGATCTGATTTTCTGATGAATGAGAACTGTGCTCTTCCGACATTAATCGTCCATCTCTCTTCAGAAGCCTAGAGTCAAGCGTTTCTTTTTTTGCATCAAAGCACAGAACTATTCCGTTCGGTTGTCTAAGAATCGACTCTGCCTCACCTGGGTATCGCACATCGGAAACTATCATGCAAAAGGGAGAAATTACATCTTCTTCTGTAACTGCCTTCTGATAGGCTCTAAAAGATTTTACAGACTTTATAATAGCCCACTCTTCGAAAACAGAAGGCCTATATGATCTACAAATATCTCCCGCTTTTTGCAGAAAGGTTCTTGGCTTAATCCCGTCATTTTCTATTGGCATTGATTCTATTTCAGTGACCATTGATACAAGGTCCTTATAGTCTGGCACAAAGCCGATAGGGCTGCCACCGTATAGTTCGTACAAGACTTCGTGTATTGCATACATTTTTCTAGAGGAAGAATTTATGCCTTTGATGTTTGTCTTAATAGATGCAAGCTCGTACAGTGGTAGAGCATAGAATATGTGATCCCACTTTATTTTTTCCTTTACGAGTTGCAGTGATCCTTTGGGCACTATTTGCTCGGCTACACTAGTTTTGCCACTTCCAGCTTTACCAGCTAAGCCAAGTATAATCGGCTGATCTTTAAAACCTACCGTTGAACTACTGTATTTCATTAAGGTTTTTTCCATAAGACCTATATTATATCACGGCTATTTCGAAATGGCTTATTATTTTCTAATTGATTTAGAAACTGATTTGATAATCGATCTGGTTCCCACACTAAATTTCTAGGAACCTGCACCAACCTAAATCTGTACTCCGATTTTATCTCTTCAATTGTCATCAAAAGGGGTATCAAAGCTTTGTTTTTGCACTGCCATTTACCGTTTACTTGATTGGCTACAACCGCAGAATCTGTATATATTATTGGATCTATAAAATCTGACATTGAGCATATCAAAAGACCGGTTATCACAGCCTCATATTCAGCCTCATTGTTTGTCCTTCTGCCCAATCCCCTTGCGAATTGCACAACTTTTTTTTTGTTTTTATACACAACCGCCGCACAGGCGGCTTCTCCAAATTTTTTTTGCCCTTGACCCCTAGAAGCTCCATCACAAAAAACTTCTATATTCATCAGTCTACCTTGATACCAAAAGGTATGCTCAACTCTTTGGATCTATTTTTAATATTTTGTTCTTGTCTTTTGGTTGAAGCCATATGTGTTGCAAATATGGAGTATCTTTCTCCTTTGTATTCAACCTGAGTTGGAAAATCCAGTTCTTTTCTTTTAGATGAAAAAAATTCTTTTGAAGAAGATACTGATTTGTAGTGACCTATATACATGATTTCCTTTCTAAAAAGTAGAAAAATCTGACTCTGAAAAATATCCCTTTTCACCTCTTGCAGTTGCTATCTGCATAGACTGCATTTTATCCATTAACTTTCTCGCTGACTCTGAAGATATTCTTGCTGCCAGTTCCATTGATTCAGCCAATTGGACTACAGCCTCTATGGCAGCTAGAGCCATGTACTGCTCATCAGCTGCAGCTGCAGCTGCTGCCTCTCTTTCTGCTTCGTTTTTGCCAATCCTATTTGCCTTATAGACTCTTTTGTATTGTGCTTCCAATAACTTATACTGCGCTCTTGCTATTCCGGCAAATCTAGCTGCTCTTCCATAAACATTTGAAGATCTAGCTACAAGTGAAGCTATGTCAGATATCGTTAAATCAATGTAGTTTGTATCGGGAATTTCTACATAATATTTTTCGGTTTCTTCTTTAGAAGAAAATGTTTGTATCAATTCTTGCAACTGTGGATTTAAAAAAGACGTTAAAGTGGATATAATATCTTTTTTTAATAGCTCAGTCATCATCTTCCTCTTCTAGTTCCAGTCCTGATAAAAGTAAATAATCTTCCATTCCATCAGATCTAAGTATATCTTTTAATTTTTCCTTTACCTTAGAAAGATGTTCCCTAACAGTGTTGGGATGTTCCGTAATCTTTAAAGCTATTTCAGAAGATCTTTTTTTATCGATGTATCTCCATTTAATTAACTGTCTTTCCTGCACTGTAAGTCTATCAAAAGGAGGATTGATATCCACACCAAGAACCCAAAGTTCATCTACGTCTATAGAAAAAAGTATATCGTTGGTTGCGTACTGCTTGGTATCTACAAATGCTCCATTCTTTGAAATATCTTCCTCTGAAGAGTCTCCCGATATATCATCCTGAGTAACAAGTGGAAATGACTTTCTTCCTAATTGATCTATTAAAAAAGTATCTACATTTTTTTTCAAAAGATATAAGAAATAGCTATACAAAAAGGCACTGAAGGGTATTGGTCCTTTTTCTGAGTCTTTTCTTTCGTATCTATTGATGCATTGGAAAAATGTTAGCCTGACTGTCTGCTGAACATCTTGCTCTGTACAATATCTTTTAACCATGTAAAGTATTCCGACCTATACATTCATTTACATGCTTGTACCCTGCTTGATTTAGTTTGTTTTTCATTAGGGCAAAACGAACATATGGGTCTTTGACAAAAAGGGATATAAACCTTCTTATATCGTAGTCTGAATAACTATATTTTCCGTGTGTGTAGCATTGTTACATATTTTGTAAGAAAGTTAGAAAAAACTTTCAAAAGCTCTTCCTGTGCCTTAGAATTTTTTTTCTTAGCTTTTGCTATAAGCGCTTGCATTTCCTCTTCTTCTAGAGCATAATATTGTTCTTTGAAAGAACCCATTTTATTTTCCTTCCCATATTTTTATTTTGTCTACAAAAAACTTTTTCATATCTTCATAAAACAAGACATTAGATATTTCCATTTCTTCGGCAAATGCCCTGGCTTCTGCAGAGTATTTGCTAATAACAAAAATCATTTTCTTGAACTCTTCAGGATAATATTTTTTAAATCTTTTTATTTTTAACTTACTTTTATCGTCCAAGTATCCTTTGATTTCCATCCATTCTTCAGATTCACTTAGAAAAAAATCTGGAGTGTATGATTTCGTGCCCCTCTTGATTGGAAAATTAAATACTTTTGGTTCAAATTCAAACTTGATTTTATAAAGATTCATTATTCTTGCAGTGTTTGCTTCCCAGTTAGATCTCAAGTTTAGGTTTAGATCTTCTCTAAAACCCGACTTAGTGTGCCTGTAGGCATTGCCTCTACCACCCTTTGGTGGTATAATGTTTGTCTGATCAAAATTTTTATTGGATTTATAATTATTGGGATGAGCTTTAAGTTTTGATCTTTTCAGAAAAAAATCTTCTGGAGTTGTTTTTTCTACCATATATCAGATATCCTCTATGTGTCAAAGCAATGTATATTATACTTTATATTTAATATAAATTCAAATAACCAAACCATTAAGGAGAATAACATGTCAGTTACAAACACAATTATCAAGAGCGTTAAGGAGACCATTAATTCAATGGCAGCAGAGGGTCTGACAGACCTTGGCCTGTCAATGGATGAAGCTGTAAAGCT